GACCAATTGTGTCCGAGTGAACAGCGTGTTTGGTTCAAATACGAAGAACTTGACTGAATTCGAAACCGCTTTTTGCAAGTACAAGAACGTACGACGTACATTGATCCTGTCGAAAGCACTGGGTTTGGCTTGCATGGTTTTCTGACCAAATATCGCGAATCCTTCGTTGGGGAATTGTGTGATTGGGTTGATACCCAACTTGTACAATTGATCCCGTTCTTTTTGTTTCGGGTAGTAAGCCAGATCTGTCAATCCAGACAACGTTCCTTTGGTGAAACCGGCTGGGGCTATCCATGGAGCGAAGTTGTTGTCAGTGTTGGCCATCGCTTGTGCTACATAACCACTACATGGTACCCAAACTCCGCGATTCAACGCTTTGTCGGTGGTGAACGCCCAGTTACCGTATGTTGCACAGTAACTGCTGTTCTTGTTACCACCAGTCATCATGTGACGCATGGGCCAGTAAATGTGTTGTGAGAACGTGACTCCTGCTTCTCTGTTTTTGCTGGTTAATATTCTGCTGTTCCTGCCTTGTACAAATATGTATCTCAATGGATCTGCAATGTAAATACAATCCTTACGACCGAATTGCGCAAAAGACCGGAATCTCTCGAATATAGCATCGTAATGTGATGTATACGGCAATTCTGTTCTCTCGATATCATCCATGATCTTGGTGTTGTACAAACCGCTTCCGCTCAATCCGGTGCTGCTCACGACATGGTCTCCAATGTTGAAGTACTCTTCATCATCAAACCAGTCTTGCTGACCACCCTTGGATCCAACGTATACTGTACCTAGACCACCTTCACATACAATGTCAATTGGGAACAGATCTGTGTTTTCAGCTAGTTCAAAAATTCTGTCGAGTTTTGCTGGAATGTTACCAGTTTCGGTTGCTTCTGCAAGTTGTTGACGATACACACCGTGTGGATACACGTTGTTGGCGTGTTTCACTTGTGCTTTGTTGTCGCGTTGTAAGCCTTGCCAGGATTTGATATACAAACGATCTTGTCTTTCTTCAGTTCTGTTCAAGAACGACTGTGACACCTTGAAGTCCACGACCTCCTGTTCCTTGTCAACCTTTTCAAGTGCATTCAACTCGGAGAAATATCTCATGTCTTTGGCAGGGAATACTCTGATTTTCCTAGTTGGATAACCATTTTCGTCCAGCCAATTTCCAGCTGTTTTTGACATTCCTTCGTTCATCTTGAAGTACAAGTTGTTGCTGTTCTCTGCTTCACTCTCGATGAAGAACGAAACAGCTGTACCACCTGTGTTGAGATGTTTTTCGCGGAAGTAATTGACACTACCGATCACGCTGTCTGCCACTACATAATCCAGTTTGGTTGTGTCTGGTTCTAATGTAGATTGACGTACTTTGAAAACTGCAAGCGACAGTACATCTGTAAATTCTTCTGTGTTGAGGTCGAACTCACTGAGGTTTTCCAACACTTCACTCATGCTACCATCTAATCCTACTTGCTGTCTGTTACCAAATTCATCGAATATGTAACCAGCGCTCAATGAGAATGTGAGACGGCTCTTGACACCATCGTTAACATCAGGTACATCTACAAACCCACCGGTGGTTCCACCTAGTTTTTTGCTGAGTGATTTGAGCTTACCAACACTATCAAAATCACTAGCAGGGTTCAGAGTGGTGTTGTCCACCAAACCTACATAGTAACCTTCAAATGCTTCATTGATAACAAATTTCTTGTCGTTCACAATCATGCAACCAGCGCCACCACGATCAATAAGATCTTGATAAGTTGAAAACTTCTGATTGCTGTATTTACCAGCCTCAGTTTCTTTAAGTTTGATCTCTCCCTTGATTGTTTTCTGAAATTGCTCGTTGTCTAGCTCGATAGCACTTGGCTCACCCATGTAGTAACGATCACTAGCTGCAAGATCCCATCCAGCACCATTAACAGCCTCTGCCATCAACTGTGCAATTTCAGGAATTTCATATGCATCTCTAGCAGGTACAGTCAATGTATCTCCATCTACTAGTGGTGTCCAAAACTTGTCACCAGCTGCAAATGCACTCAATGGCAATTGCATGGATCCTCCAACCTCGGTAACAATAGTCTCAACATCCACTTCTCTTTCAAGAGCCTGTTGCTTCATCTCTGAGGAGATGAGGATGTGATTCTCAGCACCATCAAAATAATAACCAGGTACTGCTTTACCGATGATCGAGTGCATGTCTCCCATGCCAGCCAACACACTGTCAACAGCGTCCTTGACTGTGGTACCAACATATCCACCTGGATTTGCGTCTCCAAACTTCCAGTCACCCAAAGGTATCACCTTGAGACTCAATCGACGATCAACACCACCATCAAATGTGATGGCTTGGTTTGCTGTGAAGCTGTCTGCTGCCCATGTGCCTTGAATGCTTATCTCATAACTGCTCGGTAAATGTGTGTCACCGCCTGCAATGACTGAGGCGTTGTGTCTACCCGCTGAAGAACCGGCTGCAACGATCAACTCGTTTACAGTGCTAGGATTCACCCCGCCAGTGACAGCAATTTCGACTCCGCTACCGGCTTCTTCGGACCCACCACTAATTAATGTTAGTTTTGGGTCAGTTGCACCTTGTGCAGTGTTGTGTTCATCAACCAGCACTTGTACTGTTGTTATTTCTGCACCAGATGTGAGTGTGACTGTTTGATCACCTTCCGGGATGTATGTAGATGCATCTGAGCTACTAATTTGGATGGTATGGTTGGCGAAAAGTGCACCAAAAGTGTCTGTGTTAGCGTTGGCAATGCTGATCGTTTGGTTTCCAGCAACACCTGGAGTGTTGTTTGTTATCGTTACTTCATACTCCGCAACGGCGGCTCCACCATTTTCTTTAGCAGATATAGTACCAGTGAAGGTTGCAGCTACTGCATCTTGACCGGTCAAAGTGACATCACCAGCTACACCAAATGTATCGGATTCTATACTTACCGGGTTGCCCGAGCTTTGAAAGTCGGCATCCTCGAAACTTGCTTTGGATCCGGTGTCACCTGTTATGATGAATGGTTCCAACGCACCAGCTTCTGCTGTGTCTATTGTAACCGTTGATACTGTACCGGTCAATGAATCGTTTATTTCCGCTGTGAAACTTCCTTTCGCATCGGACAAACCTCCAGAGACTTCAAGCTCATCACCAAACTCAGCGATCAACGCTTGTGATAATTCTTCACCACTGAATCTGGTAGCAGAGCGACGGATGATGTAATTGTTATCAATCTTCTCGGCTTCGTTGGACCCATTGTCTAAAAATACTTGCACCTGAGCATCGTTACCGGCGGCTCCAGGTTGTTTGATTATCACTGATGTGGATCCGTCAACATCAGCGTTGAGATATCCACTGGCGGATTGAACAACAACATAATCACCAGACTCGTCAACCGCATCTGAATCTTTTGGATGCCATGCGATGATTCGGGTGTCTTCGGCTACTGTGTTGAGTTTGTACGAACCACCCAACGCGTCAACCATGATGGGTCTGGGTATCACCGGATAAACCAACAAGCTGTATTTGTCAGCCACTGTGGTACCAGCTCCTTGCCCGTAAGGCACTCTGCTCACTGTGACGTTCGCGGGACTTTGAAATGCCGCTTTGACTGTGTGATACATGTATCGCTCAGCAGCATTTTGTGGTAATCCGTAAACTGTTTCAAATTCACTGAGACTGCTCAACGTTAAAATTTCATCTGTTGGTCCTTGATTCGCAAATCCAGGTATGAACACGGTTGTGCCAGTTGGTAGTTCAGGTCGCAAAGAAAGATCAACTTCTTTAATTTCTATTCCAGGAGATTGTATTGTTCTAGCCATATCTGAAATTATTTATTGATCTCAGCGATGCTTTTGGGAGTTTTTTACAACAAATTTGGGGTGAGCTTCGAAAAAGAAAACTCAAATGTGGTGTCAATGGTGTCAGTTGATCTGTAGTTGTAGTCGATGTTACCTATTGCCACTGGTAGCAGACCGAAATAATCAAACTTCACCGTGGGTTGATTATATTCGTCCAGCACATGTATGGTGCCAGTGCCCTGATACTTTTTGAACATGGAGTTGTCACTACTGTTTTTAATATAATTGGGATTTTTACTGTAAAATATAGCATCCCGGTCATCATTCAATATGTCCAGCCACTTCCACACCACCCAATAATTGTTGAATCTGTTATCAACCGTGAAGTTCATCTTTATGTTGCTGTATGCCGGGCGACTATGTGCACTGAACTTGACAGCTTGTCCGCTGTATCTTATCTCACCACTGTCAACTCGAACTTCTGGTAGCACCACACCATACACACTGTATTGCAAAGTGTCCGGGATCACATGATCATCGTCTCGATTTTCGGTTTTAGAGTATGATATGTCACGCATGGCCTCAGGAAGGGTCAATGTGAATAAAAATTTATCCTTGCGACTTTTGTTGAGAATTGATTGTTTTATTTTGTCGTTCATAAAAATGTCCATCCTTGCTCTTGCAAGTCTACCACCTCTTCTGGTGTGTGATTCTCATTTTGATCCAATGTCTCACTATCAATATATATAGGCAAGGCAGATCCGGTGGTGGCATTCTTGTCACTGTATGTTGATAACGTGTTGCTGAATTGTCGATAACCATAATCCAGTCGTGACAATATTGCTGGTTTGTTGGCTTTGTCCACCTCCACAATCTCAAAATACTGCTCTGTGATTGTGTTCTCTAGCATCATCAACGCCCAAATTAAACTCATCACCCGGTCATCATGCACGTTTGTTCCTTTGATCGCTTTCCAAGTGCCATTCGGGTAACGCACAAACGTTTTGAGCTCATCCAGTGTTGGGCTGTCTCGCAACACAACAGCTCTCACCTCACTTAACCAATATTTCATGTTTACCACACCCTTGTATTTGGTGTTTGTATGTGCAATCACTCCCGGGCGTTCTATCGGTTGATTCTTTCCGGGTGTGTAGTTTACTACATTCTCGTAACCATACACATTAACCAGCGTGTCAACCACCTGTGCTCCACAATTGTTTCTCTCGATAAGCGCCGGTGGACTGCCCCATTGTTGTAGTATCTCTAACAATTTTGGCGTTAGATTGTACGGGCTTATTGTGTTGCTATGAAATACTGCCACTTGTTCAATTTCCGTTAAATCTGTTATGTCTAGAACCTGAACACATGTTGCCGCTTCTCCTACTCCTTCAGACACATCCACACCGACACAATATGTTCTAGACTCGTCTGGTAGTTTCCATACGCTGTAATCACCATCATCAAACACATGCACTGGATCAGACAAAGTCAACATGCATTTTTTGACCAGTTGTTCATCAATAACACTCTCACCAGTCTCTATGAACTGACATCCAAACTCTTGATCAAATATCTCGGTGCTGCCTAGTGATTGTATAGTGTCCTGTTTCCATTTTTCATCACGACCTGGCATTTCCCACCAGTCTATTCTGCTAGCGAACCAGTTGTTCTTACCTTTGATGGCATTAGAATACAGATCATGAAAGAGATTACCGGTTCCATTTGGTGTACTGGCTATAAAAATTTTACTCTTCTTACTGCTACTGATTATCGGATAAACAGATTTCCAAAAGCTCTCAACCAGATGATTATCGATAAACGCGAGCTCATCCAGCACCAAACAATTACAACTATCACCACGACCAGCGTCACTACTGGTAGTGGATATTCCTATACTACTACCATTGCTCAACACCATAGAGGTCTTACCATACTCTATGACACCTGGTTTGATCCAGTTAGGCAATTGTTCATACGCTAACCGAATCCTTTTGAATATGTTTATAGCAGTTTGCTCCTTGTTGGCCACAACAAGTATACGTTGATCCTCACTGAAGCATGCGACCCATAATGTGTAAATTGTCATCATCGTGGTTTTACCCACTTGTCTACTGGCTAACACGATGTTGAACCGATTGTCTCTCAAAGCACGTAATACACGCTTTTGACATTTATGTAATCGTATCTTCTCTCTACCTCTATCCAAGTTGATGATTGTGAAAAAGTTCTCAGCAAAATATAACAAGTTCTGACCAGCTTTCTTCAGATCCCGGATCATCTTCGGAGTCCAG